CCACAAACAGATTACGATGAAGTGAAAGTAATTATATCTACAGCAGGCACATTTGCGGTTGGTAGTGCTAGTGGAGTGAAATATGATGTTTTTGTCAAGGATAGTACTGGATTAAAAACACATAAGGTAGTAGATGGGGAAACAATTACTGGGGATTATCAAAGTTTAGCATATGGGGCTCAAATAAGATTTGCACCTGGAGTGTATAATTCAACTTCAGATGAATGGGCAATAACATTTCAAAGTTCATCTATTCCTGTTGGTCAGATAAAGTCTGGTCAAATTTACAGATGATGTCAACCTTTCAGGTGTAAATAGATGGCAATTACTTATGAGAATGTCATCTATGATAGAGTTATTGACAGTTTACATGGTTTAATCGCAAATGAATTTAACATACCGATTTACTTTGATGAACATGAAGGTAACCAAAGTTTTTTGATAACTCCAGAGAGTGATGAGAATCTTGATACATTAGCAGGAGGGCAAACAAGAAGTGTTGTAATTAATATTTCTTATGAGCTTGATTCTTCGGGTAATTACACAAAAAATAATGTAAAACAAGTGACTGAAGTAGTAGAAAGATTGAAAAGATTATTGCACAATAATAATACATACACTGTTTCTGGAGAAAATAAATTTCGGAATGGAATTATTGAAAGTATTAATTATGAGCGTGAGGATGACTTGAGTAGAGGAGTTACAACATTTTCATGTCAAACTATGGAGTTAATATGAAAGTAAAGGCAAATAAAGAGTATTCAGAGTTAAAGGATACTGAAAATTTTATTTCACTAGGAAGTACATCAACACATCTAAGGTTGATGGCGGGAGAGGAAGTTGAGATTCATAAGTCGCATCTTCCTTTAAATAAAAAAATCAAAAATTGTCTTGTAGAGAGTAAATTAAAAGGGGTTAAATAATGGCTAAGAGTGCAGCATTCCAGGCTAATGTCAATTCAAAATGTGTTATTGGTACTGAAGTTACAGTAGGGACCGCTACTCTTGCGGCTGGTACGACTATAGAAATGCCAGTTACAGAGTTCAGTTTTTCAGAAAAAGATAAACATTCATTAGGGGTAGCACCCTTTAGATCAGGGTTAGGTGGGGGAACTCAAAGTGATGATATGGTCAAATGGCAAAGGCATGATAGGATGTATGAGATAAGTATTACATTTCACGGAACTGCTCAAGCCATTAATCGAGTATGTTTAGCATTATATGGAGATGGCGATGGAAGCAATGCACTATTGGGGAATATGCCAGACGCAGTACAAAGCCATGTTAAATATGGAGTTGCTAATATTACCCCAGTTACGATTTGGTTTGAGAATGCTGCTCACGCAGGATTAGGTACAGATATGTACTTTACAAGTTGTATGTGTACTAGCTTTACTTTGGCGGGAGATGTAGGGTCTAATGGTGGTGTTGTAATGGGTACAGCTACTTTTGTCACAGGATTTGAGCCAACTCAAGGTGCATTAACTTTTTCTGGTGGAACTCATACCTTGCTAACTGCTCAAAGCACTATGTTCAATATGCATGATATGACAACAACACAGACCCTAGATGGTGAAGATTTGGTATTGTATAGTTTCGACCTTAATATTGCAAGAACTGTTAATAGAATTGGTTTTGACCAAGGAAATGCATTCAGACCTCTAGGATATGCAGTTGGTGGGTATGAAGTAACAGGGTCGTTGACCTGTAAAAGGGACGATGAATCTGCCGCTGCGATTGATAATCCAGCAGGAATGGTTCTAGACCTTGATACTGGTGTGTTTCAAATAACTGCACCAAAAGTATTTGTTGATGAATCTTCAATAAATTTTGATGAAGATGGATGGAAACAAGTAATACCATTTAGATGTACTTATGATTCTGCCGCTACGACTAATCCAGTAGTCACAATAAATACAGCTGCTTAATAAAAACAAAAAGAAAATATGACAGTTAAAACCCCTCATGGAGAGTTTGAGGTTAAGTCTCTAACTTTCAAAGATAGAAGAACACTTCATGGTTTAGAAGTTAAGTCCATAAAAGAAGGTGAAGTTGATTTGGCATTGTTTTATGATGCTTTAAATTGGATTTTGGATTTTGCTTTCGATAATGCAGAAAAATCATTAGATGGATTATCAGATAATCAAATTGATGAAGTATTACTTGCTATCTATAATCAATATAAAGAACCATCTAAAAAAAAGTAATTAAAGCGAGAGTTGGTATCTGGATGAGCTATTATGCAATTTCATCTAGAGGATTAAATTTTCCATATAAATCAAAAAGTCCAACTCTTCGCAAGGTGATTACTTATGATGAGAATGAACTTTGGGCTGAGATTGATAGAATCCTAGTCGAAAGCGAAGGTAATAAATTCACTCCTGGTGCGAATCTTTATCATAATTTATTATTATGTGCAGATTCTTCTTATTTTATGGATCAAAAAACATATATTTATATTGAAGAATATATGGCTATGAAAAAATTTACCATTCCATTAGCAAAAGATATAGATAGTGCTGAATATGATCGTGTAGTCATCTTTTCAGCTATAGATGACGAATATCAAGCAATTATAAGGAAAGAGCAAGATGGCAAGAAATAGCTTTAATATAAACATTAATCTAAAAGGATTTCCTAGAGCTAATCAGCAGTTAGAAAGCACTAAAAAAGGTCTTGATAATATGAGAACTGCAACTTCTGGATTAAGAAGGCAAGTTGGTGCTTTAAGAAATAATATACTTTTATTTACATTTACAGTAGGTGGTGCGACAGTAGTTCTTAATCGTTTTGTTCAGGCTTCTTCTAAATTTCAAGATGTGAAAACAAGGCTTGTTGGCTTAACTGGTGGTATTGAACAAGCAAATGAAGCCTTTGAAAGCTTTAACGCTGTTGCAGTTAAAACACCTTTTGCATTGGGTGATGTTGTCAATGCTGGTGCTCAATTAGAAGCTTTTGGTGTAAACTCTAAAGCAGTCTTAATGTCACTAACAGACTTAGCAGCTTTTATGAATACAAATGCAACCGAAGCAGCAAGTGCTTTGGGTCGAGCTTTTGCGGGAGGTGCTGGTGCCGCTGATATACTCAGGGAGCGTGGAATACTTCAATTAATTAAAGATTCACAGGGAATTGAAGACTTAACAAACCTAACATTGCCAGAATTTAGAGTAGCATTATTACAAGCACTAACTGATCCAGATGGTAGAATTGTTGGGAGTGCTGATAGGCTATCAAAAACATTTAGTGGTGCAGTTAGTAATATGCAAGGTTCAATTGAAATTCTTTCTGCAACAATTGGTGATATGTTTTTACCTGAACTAACAGAAACTGTTATCATGGTTGATAAATTTATTCAAAGCATAGATACAAAGGAAATAACAGAATTTGCATTGAGTTTAAGTATTGCAACAACAGGATTAGTTATATGGAGGACCCAAGCAATATTGGCAGCCTTAGCTACTTTAAAATTTGCAAAATCATTCAGAGCTCTTAAGTTTACCGCAATCTTGCTTGGTATCAGTTTTATAATCGACAAAGCACTTGAATGGCTTGGTGTATTTAATGATTTATCTGATCAAACAAAAGATAATATAAAAGCATTAGAAGATGCTAAAAAAACCCAAGATGCATACATAGAATCTTTAAAACATTCTACTGTAGCAGTTGAAGAATTAAACGAAGAAGAGCAAAAATATACTGAGAATTTACAAAAGAAAGTAGATAGGCTACTTGTAGAATTAGTTACGCTTGAAGGAGCAGATGCTAGAACGATTGCTTTTTTTGAGAGTAAAAAACTATTAACTGCTCAAGATTTAAAATTAATTGACAGAGCAGAAGAACTTACAAAAGCTATTAATGAAGAAAAAGAAGCGATAGAAAGAGCAAAAAAAGCTTCTGAAGAACTTAATAGGATAAAAGAAAGATCAATAGAAGTTGATTCTCAAATTATAGCTAGTAAGCGACTGATATCCATAGTTGAATCATCGTTAGAAAAAAATACTTTAAGTGCTCTTGAATCAACAGATGCTAGTATAAAGAAAGAACAACTTAGGTTGCAAACCTTAGAAGATTTAAGAACTGAGCTAAATTTACAAGGTCCTATTTTTGAAGACCTTATTGAAAATTTTGACTTAGCGAATGCAGGAGCCACCACTCATGCCAACAAAGTAAAACTCGCAAATAACATTATAGTTCAATTAGACGAAACAGAAGCAAATTTAGCGATTAAAATAATTGAAAATGCACAAGCAACTCAGTTATATACTGATAAAATGAATGAGCACACTAATGCATTAGAAAGGACCAAGAGCCAAAAGAAAGAATTAACAGCGATTGAAGAAAACTTTATGTCTATTTTTAATCAAACTGATGAAGGTCAAAAAAGAAATATTGAATCGACAATCAAAGCAATAGAAGAAAATAAAAATTTAATTAGCTCAATAGAAGGAATTGGAGAAGTTGAAGTAGATATTGTTTTAGATCAGTTAAATACAGATTTAGAGAACATTACTGAGACTACAAATGAACTAGGTAAGCAAGGAGCTATGGCTGCGGGTATTATATTAAATCTAGCAAGTTCTTTTAAGCAATTAACAGATGCTGAAACAGATGCAGCTGAAGCAAATGCAATAATGATGAGGTCTTTGGGGCAAATTTTAATGATGATCCCAGGTGGTCAGATACCTGGTGCAATGATGATGGCAGGGTCTATGTTTGTCGGTCATACTGGCGGTTTAATAAAACAAACTGGGATTCAAAAATTTGCTACAGGTGGAATGGTCCATGGACAAGACAATGTACCAATAATGGCTCAAGCAGGAGAATTTATTATGCAACGTAGTGCAGTTCAAAATATTGGAGTAAATAACCTAGCAAACATGAACGAAACTGGAAATACTCCTGGTAATGTCACTGTAAATATTAGTGGTAATATGATTGGGAATGATGAGTTTGTGCGAGATAATCTTATACCACAAATACAAAAAGCATCAAAGCAAAATTTAGCATAGAATGCCTTTATCCAACGCTCCAACTTCACCAAACGTAAACGAGAATTGGCTATTTCAGTTTACCGCAGATAATGATAATTGCATGGTGTTTAACGATGGTGATAATAATTATTTAAACTTTGGTGATATATTTAATTCATTTGATGATAGCACTGCTGGTTTTACGATTGAATTTTGGTATCAGTTAGAGTCTACAGGTGCAAATCCCATTTTATCGTTTGGATATAATGATTCACCAGAAGCAGAAGCAACCAATGTTCAGTTTAATGTATCGGTTGCATCTGGTGACACCATTAAATTAAGTTGGGAGCATGATAGTGGAACTGGGAAATACGAACAATATGATTTAGATACTGGAGCTGGTGCATGGAATCATATTGCTATTAGTCGTAACAACACTGATAATAAAACTCGATTTTATAAAAATGGGGAAATTATTCATACTACAGCAGCAGAAACAGAAGACCCAACTGGTGGTACATCATCATCTATGGAGTTTTTAGTAGGACGTAATCAGAATTATGGTTCTCCTAACTATTTTGAAGGTAAAATGGCACATTTGCGTGTTTGGTCTACGATTAGGTCAGATGTAGAAATTGAGAGATATTACAATCGCACAGTAGACAATAGAGCTACTGGCTTACTTGGCTATTGGAAACTAGATGAAGGCACTGGCGATACAGTATATGATTCTAGTTCAAGCAGTAACAATGGTGCAGTAATGAACAATAATAAAGTATCTGGTGCTGGTGATGCAACTGTATGGGATGTTGGTGGCTTTAATCAACATATTCATAGTTTTGGACTTGCATTTACCCATACTATAGCCGATTCTAACACATACTATGGTTCGGTGATTAATAAAAACATCACACTTCGTGATAGTTTGGATGTAGTTAATGGCACAGCCAGTACTGGCAATATTAGCGTAACCAGTGCAAATTTTTTATTTGAAGATGATGATTTTTATAAATATTTATTTAATCATGCAGAGAGAAACTATCACAATAGAGAAGTGCGAGTTTATGCACAATTTAATAACAATAGTTCTTTAAATAGTTGCCAAAGAATTTTTACAGGTAGGCTAGTAGAAGTTACATTAAATCAAGATAAAAGTGTCACGATGCAGATAAATAGCCATCGCCCATGGGATGGCATTACGTTTCCCCAAGATCAAGTTGCTTTAACAAGTATATATGTACCTACTGTTTATGGCGATTTTACTCCAAATCAAAGTTTTTATAATACACCAGCGTTTTGCAGCGAAGAACTGTTTCCAGTACCAGTTATGCTTTCAAATAGAGATGAAATACAGACTTTGATGCCAAGGTCTTATGCTGATAATTCTTATTCTCATATTAATATTTGGATGGGTGAAAAGATATTTTTACCGTTTGCTACATCTTCTGGTGTATATGAAGACACCACTACTACAATTGAAAATCAAAATGTTCTTAGAAATAAAACATCTCGGTTAGCAAGTGGATATGTTAGAGGTCAAGGAATTACTGATCCAGATGGCTCTGGTACATTTTTTAGTAATCAACATTTTGCACATGATGGTCAATCAACTACATTTGCTACGGCTGCATTTACTAATGGTGGTAATAATTTAATTATTGGATTGGCAACGCCACCTAAGATTTTTGCAACACAAAGTGTTCGTATTCTTAAAATTACTCATAAATCATCAGTTGATTCGACATTTACGCTATATGCATTTCCAAGTCCATACAGTGTAAATCTTAGCACTACTGTTAGCTTTACAGCAGATACCGAAATAACTACTACATTCGATATTAGTGGCATGGGTGGTGGAGTTGTAGATAGCGGACTACCAATATCATTAGTATATCAAGAAACTGGTTCTGTTGACGGAACTGTTTCAATAAACGATATTCAATTTCATTTGCATTTAACATTATACAGTGGTGATGATGATTATGATGACAGAGAAGCGTCAAATTTAGCTAATAGAAAATACTTTTATTCTGGGGGTGATGGTCTTACAGCATCATGGGATAGTGGTGCTATTGCTCATGGACACGATGCTCATAGAGATTTATTGCAACGCTTTTCTGGAACATCTAGTGCAAACCCTACTAATTGGAGTGGGTTTGATGCAGATAGGGCAGTAGATGCATGGAAAATACGTTATTGGCAATTAGAATCAACTTCATTAAAAGAAGCATTAGATAAACTGGCTTATGAATTTGGATTCAACTGGAAGATGGATGCTACTGGATCATTGAAGTATATTAATATTGTACAGAATTCTGAATATGATACATTGCGAGATGCGACACCAAGTACAATTTTAAATCTTACTGGTAATGATGTAAATAAAGTAAACATAAGCACTATTGGATTAAATAATGTAGTGTCAAAAATGAAAATAAACTATAAAAAGCATCCCGCAGAAGATAAATATATTGAAAATATTACACTTACTAACGACACATCTCGTGCAAAATATAACCATGGCGAAAAAGAAGGTATTAAAGAAATTAATCTAGACTATAACGTAGGTACACCAGCTGCAAATAGCGATCCCAATAATAATTTTTATGCATATCAGAATAATTTAATTGGTGATATGAAAATTTTAGTGGATTGCGAAGTAGTTAATCCCGCTAAAGGTTGTAAAATAGAAACTGGTGATGTAGTATATTTTACTGATATGCCAGTAGAAATGTTTGGTACAGATTTTAGCAATAACACTTATTTTATGATTGTCGAATTAAAACGCTCAATAGGGAAAGTGAGCATAACAGCAAGAGAGGTGGGATAATGGGATATAAACGATTTGCTACACCCAGAGCATATATTGATCATATTAACTTTAACTTAGCTACAGGATGGAGTGAATTAAGCAATCTTGATATTAAAGATGATGCGGGTAGCGATGTAGCCTTTTCAGCTGGAAATAAAGAAGATTTATTTGATTTAAAACCACATAATGGAGTGTCTATTGCGGCAACAACACAAGAGTTTTATATACAATTTAATACAGAATTTTCATCAAATTCACTTGGAGAAAATAGCTTTCTAGCAATATTAAATCACAATTTCCATACTGCGGATGCAGTATTAAAAGTAGAATTATGTGACTCGTCATCTTTTAGTGGTGGCACAGTGACTTCATTAAGCACAACAGGCAATCACACGAAAGTAATGAATGCTGAAGAAAACGATACAGCTGGAGAAATTGATCCAGGGGCGAATGGGTGGACCTTAATAACATTTCCAGCAGTTAGTGGTGTAGATAACCAATATTTACGAATTACAATAACCGATGAAAACGGCAGTGCTCAAAACTTTGATGCTAGGGTAGATATCGGTTCAATTTTGTATGGAACATATATAGATTTTCCATTTGCTCCAGATTTAAATGTTGTTACTGGATTTGAGTATGATGGTGTAAAATTACATGAATCGGCTGGTGGAAGCACTTTTTCATCTGCTACACAATTAGGAGCTCCTTCTTGGTCCGCAACAAACCCTTGGGTTAATACGACAGGATCAACTGTAAATACATATAGTTTCCAAAAAAGATATGGGAGGATGTTTCATAATATGAAATTTAGCTATCTTGCTGACTCAGATTTATTTAGTGCTGACCAAACAGATCATCCTGATTTTTTTACAGGTCCCGATATACATTCTCAATTTTTTAATAAAATAATAGGTCAGCATATTCCATTTTTATTTACAATAGATGGGACATCAACAACTTCTGGCGATTATGGAATATTTAGATTGAGTGATAATGAACTACAAGCGAGACAAACGGCATATAGGACTTGGGATATGAATCTAAACCTTATAGAGTCATGGTAATTAAGCTAAGGTTTTATCCTGAAGAGTAACAATATAGTTTGGTAATCCCATAGTCAGTTTTTCCATTTTCAATGTAGCAGATTTTCTTTTTTCTTCTATAATTCTAGCATACCATTTCCAGGTAGTCTGTATATCTTCGTGTCCTAAGTGACTTGAGACTTCTTCTATACTTGCACCAGACGATAACATAAAGGATCCGCAAGTTGATCTTAAATTATGAGTAGTAAATTTAATACCAGATATTTTATTTAAATCATTTAGCCTTGATCTAACTTTATATTCTGTATAAGGCATTGGTTGTTTCCTATCTGTCATGGACATTAATATTTGCATTGCAGTTTCAGTTATAAATATCTTTCTTACTTTCTTTCTTTTTCCTATCACAGTAATACTTTTTTCTTCAAAATGAACATTGTCCCATGTAAGTGTTAAAAGTTCATTTAAACGGCATCCTGTGTGCAAATAAAGGGTAAATATTCGCATAGTTTCATCTCTATCAAAGTCCCAAGGTTTGTCTTTATAAAAGTTATGCATATCGCTAGACATAATATTATTTACCTGTTCAAACTCTAAATAAAAAGGTGTACCATTTTTTACACTGAATTGACGTAAATCTCTTGGCATTTCTGTAAGCAATCTATCTTTATGGGACAATGCAGTATTTATAATAGTAATCATTGCACGAATGTCCACATTTAACCCATTTAATTTGCGATTAGGGTTTTTATCTCTGTATCCTGTTGAAGAAATAGAGTTTACCAAACAATTCTTACCGAAAGCTTTTGCAAATTGTCTTAATGATTTATCATGCAGATATACAGTTTTTTTATCCAAAGGTTCTTCACGAAGACTATTTTTCCATTTTAAACCCCTAGAAAAGTACCAATCTTTTAAAACTTCCAGTGTCACTTCCATATTAACTCTCTTAGGTATAAAGCCATTTTTTATTTCTTGTTCTCTTCTGGTCCAAAATTGAAGTTCTTTTTCTGCTTCTTTTTTTGTTCCTATAAATGTTTCACTGCATCTTCTACCATTCTGATAATCTTTCCACCGAATTCTCCATTTATTTTTTATTTCTGAGTGTTTTTCTAAGTAAGCCATTTTTATTCCTATTATATGATGTGTAAAGTTAATATAGGAAACACATTGTTTACAAGAAGAAAAATAATAGTTGTTTTAATAAACAGAATTAACATATCTTTGGATACGATTTGAATACAAATAACAAAGGAATAGAATGCAGTATCAACAATTAATGGACGAATTAAAAGATCAGGAGCGATCAATTGCCTGGTTAGCTCGTAAGTGTGATATTACTAGGGCATATATGCATAAAATGATACACGGCAAAAGGAACTTTGCCGAGATTTATAAACAAAAAGCATCAGATGCTTTAAGAAGAAGATATAAAGATTTATTTGGTGTGTGACCCCTTACACATACTACCTTGTATGAGTTCTCGCCCACAACTACAAACTACAGAGAACTCTTTACCAACAGGGGGAGGGACCTCCCTTTTGCTCCGTGAATACCTCCCCCTTTTATGAAAATTTTAGTCAAACCAAATAATAAGCATAGTATGGAAAAGATTGAGAAATTATTTTCCAGTGCTATCGGTAGAAAAGGCTATTCTGTATCAAATAAAGGGAATAATGCCTATAAAGTCGAAAAACTTGAGCAACTAGATCAGGACATTTTAAAGATTTTAATTATTGGGAAATGTGATCAGTATGGGTTGGAATATGAAATCGTTGATTAAAACAATGTTATATCATATTCATAAAAACCTAGTGTTAATATTATTAGCAATGCTATTTACATTAGTGGTAATTAATTCAATTTTAACAATAACACAATAGGAGAATAAATATGGCAACTAAAGCAAAGCCTATGAGTAAAGTCTTTAAAACAGGACCAGTACCTGTTGTCTTTTCTCATTTAGATGCACTTGACACTAAATTTGACAAACAAGGTAATCATAATATTACCGTTAGCGTTGAAGGAAAGTTCAAAGCAAAGCTTACCAAAATTAAAACTGAATTTGGCAAAGATCGAATTATTTCTGGAAACAGAATTAATGAAAAATATGGTGAACAACAGACTTTTAAGTCTACCTTACATAGAGACAAAACATCTTTTCCAGAAGTTTGGAATACAAAAGCAGAAAAAGTATCAGAGGTTCCAGGCTATGGTGATGTTGTTGATATACGATTTGTTGCAAAGCAAATAGATGTAAATAAAGATAAATACATTTCCATGTATTTAGATGCAGTACAGATTATTGAAAATAATGGTGGAGAAGTCTGTCCTTTTGATGCAGTTGAAGAAGAAAAAGAAGAGGACTTGCCATTTTAAAATCCCCTAAACAGAAGGGTTATCGCCATGAAACGGAGTGTGTCGATCTTGCTAAAAAGCATGATTTAGATGCACTCCGTGCCTTCGGTTCAGATGGGAGATCACTTGGTCTTGAGTCTGATGTGGATTTTGTTATAACCCATAAAAAAATTAAAATTAAAGGTCAGGCAAAGAGAAGGAAGTCTGAACCAAAATACTTCAAGCTTGGAAATGCTGATATATTAGTATTTAGAGCAGATAGGAAGAGAAATAAAGTTGTAATGGATTATGAGATGTTTTTAAAATGTTTGAAGCGTGTCCATTAATTGATTATCGAAAATGCGGTTTTTGTACTCACCACAAGGGTCATATCTATTGTGGAGCAAGTAGTGCAAGAGGTAACAATAAAATTGAGGAGAATCTTAAAATATGTCCAGTACCGAGGTTAAGAAAAGTAAAAGAAAAGCGAGAACAGCAGGAAAAGCAGACGATTACTTAATGGTTTGTCCAGTTTGTAATGGAGTCTGGTCAAATGTCTCTTTATTTGGAGAAAGAGATTATAAATATTATCCTAGAGGTATCCCTACCTATGGGAAAAAACGATCACCATGCAGGGAGCATAGATGAGCCATGCCAAAAACCAAACATCACAAGAAAAAATATCCGAATTCAGAATGGGTTCGCAGAAGAAACATCAGAAAAATGATGGCAAAACAAGCATCAAAGCAAGACTCATCAGGAAAGCAGGTGGCTATGGTGGATTTATTAGAAAATATAAAAAAGACCCATTCACCATTACAAGAGAAGAAGCCAAAAGGCTTATTGGAAGGAATGAAAAGTGTTTTTGCGGGTCTGAAAAAAAGTACAAAAAATGCTGTTTAAAATGAGGTGGTTATATAATTGGTTCGTGCACACAGATTACCATAGTGGTGAAATGATTGGTTTTTATTTTAGAGTACACGGATTATATCGTTTACAAAATATTTGGAAAAAACACATGAAAAGGAAGTTAGATGCAAAGCATAGAAAAAGTAGTTGAAACAAAATTCCCAAAAACAATGGAAGAGTTTCAAAGGATCAATGAGGAACAGTATAAATTATTTGCTAAGAAGCAACATGATTATGGTCCTGGAAATATATCAATGGGTGGTAATAAAGAATTAGCACAATTGGCATTAGCAGTCAGAATGAATGATAAAGTACAAAGACTTTTAAATATTTTATATAATAACAAAGGCGAAACAGCAGTAGAAGAAAGCTTGAAAGATACCTTTCAGGATTTATCTGTTTATGGCATTATCGCACAAATAGTCAGTAATGATAATTGGGGTAAGTAATGGGAAAATTTAAAGTACATACTAAATATAAAACTAAAGATGGACAGGTAGTACCTTCTGTAACTACTATATTAAATGGTCAATGTGGTTGGAATAAATCTATACTAATGAATTGGGGTATTCGCATGGTCAAAGAAGGTAAGGACCCTCATGCTTACACGAAGGATGCCGCTGATACTGGTACACTGGCTCACGAATTATGTGAAGCAGATATTAATGGAGAAGATTATGAAATTGGCAAGGATTGGACAGAAAATCAAACTTCTAGAGCAATGAAAGCATTGTTTGCATTCCAGGAATGGAGAGCACAAACAAAGCCAAAGTTTGTGGCAGCTGAGATGAAACTAGTCTCAGAAAAACATAGAGTAGGTGGTACTGCCGATGGTGTGTTTAAAATTGGTAAGAAGCTTTATATATATGATATTAAAACCAGTAAGGATGTTTATGATGAAATGAAATTGCAATTAGGTATGTACACACATATATATGAAGAGATACAACCTAAAGCAAAGATTGATGGTGGTGTAATATTGAGATTGGATAAAGAAACTGGTGATTTTCATTATCATTCTATTCATAGAGATACACTGGATATTGGTGCAGAGATATTTTTACATTTTCTTAAAACATACCAGTTAAAGAAAGAATTATGAAGTTTACTTGTATAAAATGTGAATTCCCTTTTCCTAGTTTTCTTGGCAATGTAGATGAGAGAATGTGTAATGATTGTCTTGAATCTTGTGAGCATGAGAACACTGAATACCAAGCACAAGAGATTGAAAATAATGTACCTGAAGATTACTATTGTTTAGATTGTGGAGAGCAATTAGCTATTCCTGAGCCTGATTATGGGGTATAGTTAGGTATGCCTTACACCGAAAAGTCTCCATTTGAGGGAAATGCCGAAGCCTTTTCTACAAAAAAAGCTGGAATTGTTGGCGAAACGGCTGTTTTACACGATTTAAGCATAAATTATCCTCAATTTGATGTGTATACACCTTTGGTCGATGATAAAGGTATCGACATACTGGTTGACACTGGGAATTCTTATCAAAAAGTACAGGTAAAAACTGTAAATAACCCCAAAACAGAAACTTCGGTAGAAGTTGACTTCAGAAAACATCTAGTAGCTAAACATAATATTGATGTTTTTGCAGTTTTCTTTACACCAATTAAAAAAATTGCCTATATACCTTGGGACCGTCAAAAAAGAATTACCTTAGCATTTAAAAGAGCGAAAAATAATCAGAGCAAGGGAAGAGAGTCATTTTATAACTATCTAGACTTTCCTATTTGGTGATTTGGTGCGAATGCTTGATCTATTCAGTGGTATTGGTGGCTTTCATAAGGGATTTGAGAAAGCAGGATACACCTTTGATTGGGTAGGATTCTGTGAAATTGATAAATATGCCAATGCCGTTTATCGGCATCGGTTTCCAAAAGCGGAGGAATTAGGTGACGTTAAACTTATTCAACCAAAAAGAGACTTACCAGGTAACATTGACATCATTTGTGGAGGGTTTCCGTGCCAAGCATTTTCAGTGGCAGGTCATAGAAGAGGATTTGATGACAGTAGAGGAACGCTCTTTTTTGAAATTGCACGGATTCTTAAATATTACAGAGAAAGTGGGAAGCCAATACCCTATTTGGTTCTCGAAAATGTTAAAGGCTTACTTAGTCACGATGGTAGACGAACATTTTCCATTATGTACAAAATTCTTACCGACCTTGGGTATACCATTGAATACGAAGTTCTCAATACTAGGGACTATGGCATCCCACAAAATAGGGAAAGAGTGTTCATTGTCGGATATCTTGGAAACAGAGGTGGACCAAAAGTATTTCCTATCGGAGAAGAGTGTGCAACAGTTAATCAGGAGCAAGAAAAAAGGGATGCCGTCTCCTGTATTGATGCATCCTACTACAAAGGAGCAGATGGAAAAAGAACAATGATTAATCAGATAGGGAAAGTAGCTAATGGAGATGCAGGAAGAGTATTTGATTCTGAAGGACTTGCCTGTACTCTAAAAGCTTTAGGTGGTGGATGGGGTGCTAAAACTGGGTTGTATAAAGTTGGGAATATTTACAAAAGTAATGGAGAAAATGGGAATGTATATAATGCAAATGGTATTTCTCCAAGTCTTAAATCTGGTACAACAAATAATCCAAAGCATGGTGGTATTGGATCATCAAATGCTCCAAAAATTATTAATCAGACCTCAATACGAAGATTAACTCCAGTAGAATGCATGAGGTTGCAAGGGTTTGAGGATGATTGGAATGAGGTAGGAGATTTTGATGGGGTAATTACTTCAATGAGTGATACCCAAAGATATAAACAGGCAGGAAATGCCGTTACGGTAGATGTTGTTACTGCCGTGGCTAAAAAGATTCGCTCACTTGAACTTGAAGATGAAAAAGGATGATAGAGTATGGTTGGCTACCAGAAGTGAGCGAAAATTTTAATAAAAGGAGAATAAAATGAACTACTGGTTACAATCTTTGCAAGAGAATGCATTTGATGTGTTTACAGTTACAATAGTAATTGTTTCAGTAATTGCATATCATTATTTAGATAGATGGGATCGTAAAAATGATAAAAAAGAGATTATT